CAACTCGGAAGCCCTGAAGGCGCGCGCGGCTACAATTTCCAATCGTTTCAATGGGGAAACAAGACGCACATCATCGCAAGCGAGCGGGACGTTGTGGGGATCGAATATGGTTCGTAGTCGCAAGCCAATACACAACACGCTCAGTTTGGACATGCGCTGCGAGGAAGGGCGCGAGCTTGTTCAGCTGGATATCGACTTCCTCACCGATCAAGAGCGCAAATGGCTGTTTGACCTGCTTCAAACGGCACAGAAAGGGCGTCAAGTCGGTTTCGGCGTGGAGAGCCCAGAGAGTGGCGAGCAAATCATCAAATTCACGTTGGGCGCATTAGCTGCGCCAACTCACTGATATGGCATCCCCTAAGCCCCGCATCAAGCGTTATTCAATGGAATGGGTCGTTGAATATAAATGCCTTCTCTATCCATGCCGCGACTTAAAGGACGCTTTCGACTGGGCCGCGCAGTTGATATTCCGGGAAATAGGGGTCGAATATGGCATGGCCTAAGGGTAAGCCGCGCAAGCCTAAGATTGTAATCACGGAGGCTATTGCTATAGCAGTTGGGGAAACGGTTGGCGCGGCAGTGGCCGAGTCAATTGACCGTCATGCTTCTGATTGCTCTACCCATAACATGCCAGCCTATCCGAATGGACCATGTGATTGCGAATTATCAGCGCCCCAATACCCCGCAGACTGGCACCCCGGCCAACTCCTGAACGTCCGCAACACCGGCCCCGACTACACGATCACACTCTGGCCCGAGGAAGCCGATCATCGCAAGCCTGAACGGGCGCTGCACTTCACCAATCCGGGGGAAGCTCAGAACTTCATTTCGACGTGGTACAGCCGTGAGTCTCATGACCCGCGCGCCCGCTAAGCCGAAGGCCAAGACTGGCGCCCCGAAGGGCAGTGGCAGCAAGTTCACGCAAGCCTATGCTGACCGAATATGTCAAGACGTTTCGAACGGCATCCCGCTGCGCCAAGTAGCCCGAGACCTGAGGATTGAATGGCGCACCGTCTATAACTGGATGGAGGCGCACCCCCCGTTTGCTACAGCCATCGCACGTGCGCGGGAACTGGGGCAGGAGGCCATCCTTGAGGACACGCTGCGCCTTGCTGACACGCCAGTTTCGGGTGAAATAACAACGACTAAGGCTGATGGAAGTGTCGAGCGGAAGGTGGAGGACATGCTTGGCCACCGAAAGCTGCAGATCGAGACGCGCCTGAAGTTGCTCGCCAAGTGGAATCCTAAGCGGTACGGAGACAAGATTGAGCTTAGAGGTGACCCAAGCGCCCCGATAGCGCTCGTCCTGAACGGCAGCGACGTGAATGGTTAAGTTAGGGTTGAAATGGCGCATTTATAGCCCGAAAGAACTGATATGAGTACGAAGATGAAGGCATGGGCTGATTCCGTAAAGAGTCGGGACGGGAAGTGCGGTGAATGTGGTAAGTCGGAAGATTTGCACGCGCACCATATCAAGCCGAAATCTACCTACCCTGAATTGAGCCTTGATCCCAACAATGGCAAGACGCTGTGCTATCGGTGCCATAAGGCCGAACATGAGAAAAACAGGCCAGTGCGGATACGTTCTAATCGCCCACAACGAAAGAAGCTCGAGGCGCGGATTTCGGAATTAGAGGCCGAGGTAGCGAGACTGCGGACGATAGTAAAGAAGTTGCGCGCCGATCTTCCGCTCGATCAAGAAATAGGCAAGGACCAAGCAAAGGCTTTGAAATGGAAAGCCAGACAGGAGATGGCCGTATGGCGCCGCAAGCATAAAGAAATTTCTGAGTCACTAGCAAATGGCTGATTTCACGTTGACCGCCAAGCAGCAAGAGGCCCAGGAGATACTGAACGGCCCAGCGAAGCACATCCTGCTGGCCGGCGGGTCAAGGTGCCTGACCGGGGACGCCGTTATTGACGGTCACTCCAAGACAATTGCAGAGCTTGCGAGAATTGGTAAGCCGGTCGCGGTATTGACTACGCGCGGCGTCCAAATGGTTTGCGCCCCCTTCCTGAAGGGCCGCGCCAAGATGCTCAAAGTTGTAACGGAGTCCGGAAAGTCTGTAACCGTTACTCCGGATCACCGATTTTGGACTGGCGGCGCTTGGCGAGTCGCTTCTGATTTGCGCTGTTCGGATCAATTGGCCGTCCGACGAACTTTGCACGACCCTCGGGCGTCCAATTCGGAATCTTTCCTTTCAGCGTTACGCGCAGATGCTCGGCGTTTGACGGGAATGCTCGCAAGTTTGACGGATCGTTGTTCCGCTTATTTCCGTCGATATGGTCAACGACTTCCCCTGGGTGCAGCGGTCGGCCAAGCATGTCATGCGCCACAATGCGGTGCTCAGGAGCGTATCCGTTCGGGTCGGAGCCTAAGTAACCGCGCTTCTGAATTGCCCGAATTAGATATCCGTATGGACCTGTCGCATCTACGCGGCGAAGCAAATAACCCGTGCGGTCCACTACCGTTCCCCCATTCCAACAAGGGTGGGACTCCATGGACCGCGGCTCGCGCTGAATCTTATATCCGTGCTTTCGAGCAAATTTACGGATCGTCTCTGGATTCACGTTCAACTGGTCTGCAATCTCGCCAGCCGTCGCGCCTTTGGCGATTAGTTCAACAACGAGTTGACGCCGCTCTTTACCGATTTTGCCTGTTCGCCGGTCTTTCATACGATCGCCCCTTTCAGTTTGCGTATAGCTTAGAGAAGGTCTTTATTATATCAGAATCCCCCGAAGCGGACTATTACACCTTGCATGTCCCTGTGACTGAGCAATACTTTGCGAACGGCATCCTGCACCATAACAGTGGCAAGACATTCCTGATCGTGCGCAAGCAGGTTCAGCGCAGGCTGAAGGCTCCCGGCTCGCGCGGCGCCATTCTTCGCTTCCGCCTCGGCCACGTCAAGCAATCGGTCGTGCTGGACACGTTCCCGGCCGTCATGTCCAAGTGCTTCCCCGGCGTTCCTTACGACCTGAACAAGAGCGATCTATATGCCACCTTTCCCGGCGGCTCGGAGCTTTGGTTCGGTGGCTTGGACGACCGCGAGCGCACGGAGAAGATTCTAGGCACGGAGTTCGCAGACCTGTTCTTCAACGAGTGCAGCCAGATTCCGTACTCAAGCCGCAACATGGCCATCACCCGGCTTGCGCAGCGCGTGCAGGACCGGGCGACCGGCAAGCCACTGGTGATGAAGGCCTATTATGATGAAAATCCGCCCGACAAAGCCCATTGGACCTACCGGATGTTCAAGACTAAGGTTGACCCGGAGACGCGGCAGGAGCTTGGCGATCCCAACAGCTACGCCTTCATGCAGGTCAATCCACGCGATAACGTCCAGAACCTGAGCCAGGACTACATCAAGACGCTCGAATCCCTGCCTGTACGCCTTCGTAAGCGCTTCCTTGAAGGCGAGTTCCGGGACGCCTCTCCGAACGCTTTGTTCACCGACGAAATGCTTGAGAAGTGGCGCAACATTGACCGCGAACTGCCCGAAATGCTGCGCATCGTGGTCGCCGTGGACCCCTCCGGGGCTGATGACGTGGACAACATCGACAACGACGAGATCGGGATAGTTGTCTGCGGGCTTGGGATCGATGGCAACGGCTATGTGCTTGAGGACTTGACCTGCAAGGCTGGGCCGAAAGTATGGGGTCGCGTTGCGACGGACGCATTCGACCGCTGGGGCGCAGACCGGATCGTTGCCGAGGTCAACTATGGCGGCGCGATGGTTGGAAACGTCATCCGTACCGCCAGGCCGCGCACCCCGTTCCGGCCGGTGACCGCCAGCCGCGGGAAAGTGGTAAGGGCTGAGCCCATATCCGCTTTGGTCGAGACTGGCAAAATCCGCATGGGAGGCATCTTCCGCGAGCTAGAGGATGAACTGATCGGCTTCACGACCCACGGCTACATGGGCGAGAACAGCCCGAACCGGGCGGATGCAATGGTCTGGGCTTGCTCAGACCTATTCCCCGAACTTGTAATGCACGAAGAAAAGCCCTCAACACCTCCGCCACGCGTTGTTCATCGGCGCATTGGTGGCGCCCCTAATACCGCATGGATGCGCAGATGATAATCGCGCTCGATTATGACGGCACCTTTACCGCTGATCCTGAGCTATGGCAGCACTTTATCCGTGATGCAACGGAACGCGGGCATAAGGTGGTGTGCGTGACGATGCGGTATCCCGATGAGCCAATCGGCGACATGGACGGAGTGTCGGAGATTATTTACACATCGCGCGAGGCAAAAGGGCCGTTCATGGCCGCTCTAGGCCGACTGATGGATGTATGGATTGACGACAAGCCGCATTGGATTTTCCAGAGGGCGCTAGCATGAGCGACGAAACCGACCGCACGGACGACGACCGCGAGTTCGCGGCGATTACTGAAGCCCAGATATGGGAAGAGGCCAGAGACCGCCTGAAAATCTGCATCGATGCCGAGTCCGACAATCGCAAGCGGGCCAAAGACTCGATCATGTTCCGCGAAGGCGACCAGTGGGATCACAGCACGTCGACCACGGCCTCCGAGGATGAGCCGGAACTGACGATCAACCTGACCGATGCCCTGGTGCGCCGTGTCGAGAACAACATCCGCCAGCAACGCCCGAGGGGCAAGTGCCATCCGGTAGGCGATGGGGCCGATGTTGAGATTGCCGAGATACTGAACGGGATCGGCCGGCATGTCGAGACGCGATCCGACGCCTCAGTGGCTTACGACCAAGCCTCTACCTCGTCCCTTGACGCCGGCTGGGGCTACTTCCGCCTGGTTGCCGAATTCGTCGATCGCAAGTCATTTCAGAAAGACCTTCGGATTCTTCCGATCCGCAACGTGTTCACCGTGTTCATGGACCCCGGCGCCATCATGCCGGCCGGTAATGACCAGAACTGGAACATCATTTCAATCAAAATGCCGCGGCAGGAGTACAAGAGGCGCTACCCACGCGCCGAGAATAGGGATTGGGCCGATCTGAGCCGCGATGATCTGGTGCTCGATTGGGAGGACAAGGAATCAGTGCGCTTGGCTGAGTATTTCAGGCTACGGGAGAAAGCCGAGCGGCTTTTCCTGTTCCGCGGCCAAGGCGGTGAGGAATTCACGAAGTACCGCTCCGAACTGCCACGCGGCGAAGATGGCAAGCTGCTGCCGATCGAGGCGGTCCAGGCCATGATTGCCGAACGGGGCTTGAGGATCGACGGAGACCGCGAATCTTCAAAGATGCAGGTCGAATGGTTCCGGCTGAATGGGCGCAAAGTCGTTGAGCGCGAGCAACTCCCCGGCATCTACATTCCAGTTTTCAGGGTCGAGGGCAACGTCAAGGACATTGACGGGCGGATCATCCGCAAAGGCATGGTCGAGAACCTGATGGACCCGGCGCGCATGGTGAACTACGGCGAAGTCGCCAAGATCAAGCGGCTAGGACTTGCTCCGAAAGCGCCGTGGGTCGCGGCGGAAGGCCAGCTGGACGGTCACCCGGAATGGGACGACGCCAATCAGAAAGCCTATTCGGTGCTCACCTATAAGCCGGTGGTGATCGAAACGTCTAGCGGTCCGGTGATGCCACCGCCGCCTGCCAGACAACCGCCCGCGCAGATCGAAGCCGGATTCTCCGAGTTTGTTCAGCAGATGCGCACGAACCTGATGGCCGTCGCCAACATGCAGGGCGAGCCGGGAATGGACAAGGCCGGCGAGGTCGTATCAGGAGAAGCCTACAAGCGTAGGCAATTCCTGAGCGATCAGGCGCACTTCCAATACTTCGATAATCTCACTCTTGCCATTACCCAATGCTGGCGCGTGATGGTTTCGTGGATTCCGATCTATATGTCCGAGCCTGGGCGGATTCAGCGGATTATTGGCGAGGATTCAACGCCGGAAATGGTCACGCTTAACGAGCGCACTAACGAAGGCGGGATCGAGAAGATCAAGAATGATCTGTCCGTAGGCCGCTATGACGTGGTGATGGACACAGGCCCTGGCTATGACTCCAAACGCGAGGAAGGCGCTGAAAACCTGCTCAAGCTGCTCGATATTCCAGCCCTGGCTGAAATGGTCGTCAAGCTCGGGGCCGACCTGGTATTCCGCTCTATCGATCATCCCTACATGCAAGAGCTGGCAGACCGCGTTCAAGCGGCTAATCCTGATGGCTTGGAAAAGATCATGGAAGGGCTGTCCGGCCGCGCCAAGTCCATCGTCCAGGCGCTGGCAAATGAGGTCCAAGCCTTGCAGCAGAAGAATCAGGAACTCGAGCAAGAGCAGAAGTTCGGTATGGCCAAGGCGCACATGGCTGCGGTGACGAAGGCGCATGATACCGAGGTTCGCGCCGAGAGCCAACGCCAGGCGGACGACACCAAGCGCATGGATATTGCTGTCAGTTCTCATACCGAGCTAGCGAAAGAGGAAATACGCGCCGGGGCTTCCTTGCTAAACACGCACGCTGAAGCAAAGCACCACAAGGAAGAGGCTGAGCGGATGATTGAGGACGCTCAACAAGCGGAGGCGAAGCAATAATGAGCCTTACACAAGCAGATGTACGCCAATTATTTGATTATGACCCTTGCAGCGGTCAATTGATTTGGAAAATGACGCGCGGATCACGGGCAAAGAAGGGGGCCGTTGCCGGCAGTCTGGGCGGCCATCGATATATCACCGTTCGGATCAACGGAACTCTGTATTACGTTCATAGAATTATTTGGCTTTGGCACTATGGCCAATGGCCAGAGGCAACAGACCACATGGATTGTAATAAGCTAAATAACAAGATAGAAAATCTTCGTTCCGCCAATCCTAGCCAAAATCAATGTAATCAGCTAATACGAGCAGATAACAAATCAGGCGTTAAGGGTGTTAGGTGGAATAAAGGCAAACGCAAATGGCAAGCTAGAGTCCAATTGCAGTGGAAAGACTATTGGCTTGGCCTATTCGACGAATTCGAGCAAGCAGTTGTCGCTGTAAAAAATGCACGTCATGCTTTGCATGGCGAATTTGCAAGAGTTGAATAACAGGAAGGAGCAACAAATGGCAATAGTAGTGCTGGATAGCGGTAACAAAGAGGCGGTACTTGCGGATGCGCTCGGGGAAGCGCCGGAGCCGCCCAAAAGCAATGGCAAAGACAAGGAAGCGGAGGGTAAAGCCGAGGCTGCTGCGAGCGGCGATGGCGTTATTCCGGGTGAAACGAAGCCGGATAACAAGGAGGAACACCCGGACGATGTAGAGGGCGACGACGGGCTGACCGCGAACCAGAAAAAGGAACTGTCGGCCAAGATGCTGAAGGCCATCGGCAAGAAGCATCGTGAAATGAAGGAAGCCGAGGAGTTTGCGGCCGCGCAGTACAGCGAGCGGAAGTTGGCCGAGCAACGCGCCGACCAGCTGCAGGCAGCATTGGATGCTGCCAAGGGCAAGCCAGCCGAGAAAGCGGAGGAAGTCGCTAAGCCCGACCGGCAGAACTTCGGCACGGAAACCGAATACGTTGAAGCCCTGACCGACTGGAAGGTTGACCAGGCACTCGCCAAGCACGCCGCCGAGCAGGCGAAGCAGGCCCAGGAACGTTCCTTCGCTGAGATGGAAGCCACGGCGAAGCAGCGCATTCAAGACGCCATCAAGCTCGTTCCTGACTTCAAGGAAGTGACCGGAAGCTCGGATGAGATAATCCCGCCTGCAGTCGCCGGCTACATGCAGGAATCGGAAATGTTCGCCGAGCTCGGCTACCACTTGGCGAAGCATCCTGAACTGGTGGTATCACTCAGCAAGCTCAAACCGGCCTTGCAACTAGTGCAAATCGGAAAGATTGAGAGTACGCTTCAGCCATTCTCGAAAGAGGAACCGAAAGACGGCGCAACGCCGAGCAAAGCGGTACCGGAGGCCATCAAGGCCAGCGAAACGACGGGATTAACCCCGAGCAAGGCCCGCAACACGGCCCCGGTGATACAGCCGCTTAGCACAGTTGGCGCAGCAGTCGAGAAAGACCCGGTTGACATGAATATCCGGGAAACAATCTCAGACTGGCAAAAGCGCAACAACGCGAACCTCGCCATGAGGAAGCGACACTAAACACCACCGAAGCTGTTAGCGGAATTTCGTTTCCGTTATGCGCCTTGAAGGCGCTGGAGAACAGCTTTGGCTAACCAACTTTTAACCATCAGCATGATCACCAATCGGGCTCTGCCTGTATTGGCGAATCACTGCGTCCTGACGGATAAATTCAACCGTCAATACGACAAGGAATTCGGCGTAAAAGGCCGGAAAATCGGGGCAACGGCCAATGTGCGCCTGCCGCCGCGCTACCTCGGGACTTTCGGGCCGGCTCTGAACGTCGAGCCGAGCACGGAGAACTATGTGCCGGTGTCGATCCTGTACCAGTTCCACGTCGACATTCAGTTCAACACGATCAACATGCTGTTGGACATCGACGACTTTGAGTCACGGTTCATCAACCCGGCGTGTATGGCAGTCGGGAACCGGATCGACTCGGACGGCGCCTACTTCGCCATGCAGAACACATCGAATCGCATCGGGACGCCTGGCGCGCCGCCTACCAGCTTCAAGAACTTCAGCGATGCGCGCGCTATCCTGATTTCGGAAGGTATGCCCAAGGGCGTTATGCCTTCGGCGGTCCTACACCCGTTCGCCAATTCGAGCATGGCCGACAGCCTGAAAGGTCTGTTCAATCCCCAGGCCGACATTTCGAAGCTCTACGAAACCGGCATGGTCGCGGCAAAGACCGCCGGCGCCGACTGGTTCGAAGATCCGAACATCGCCAACTACACGACCGGCTCCCTGCTTGGAACCCCGGTGCTGGCAGGTGTTACCGCTGCCGCAGGCGGTTCGGCAATTCTTACCTCTGGCTGGGCGCAGACCGGCGTTTTCAATATCTCCGGCCTGACCAATAGCTCAGCGGCTTGCACGGTTGGCGACACGATCCAGGTGGCCGGTCTGTTCCCGGTCAACCCGCAGAATCGTGGGCGTTACGGGAACAGCCTGAAACAGTTTGTTGTCCTGCCTCCCGGTGGTTACGCCCAGATGGTCGGCGTCGCCGCGCCTGGTGGCCCTGCCTTCGCTGCTGCGACCCCGACCAATGGCACGTTCAACGCAACGACCGGGCTTTACACGTCCAAATCGGACGGCACGCTTTCCGTGACAGTCGCGGAGTGCGCGATCACCGGCGGCCAGTTCCAGAACGTCGCCACTACGGCGGCCTGGACCGGCACTCCGGCTGTGACGCTGAACGGCGGGGCTGCGCTCTCGACCGCTTCGACCGAGAACCTGTACTTCCATCGTGACGCCTACGCCCTGGCCTTTGTTGACCTTCCGCTCCCGCGGACGGCCGTCGAGGCCTCGCGGGCATACGATGAGGATCTCGGCTTGAGCCTCCGGATCGCCACGCAATACACGATTAACAACGACGCGGAGCCGACACGGATTGACGTGGCCTACGGTTTTGCGTCCCTGTATCGCTCTCTGGGCGTGCGGGTTTCGGGTTAAAGGAGCAATGACATGACTTTCCCTGCTACTACAAACGTCGATGGTTCCAACCCGGGCCCGAACAGCAGCACCAGCCCGGATACCGTCCAGCTTCCGGTCGGGAATATGTGGAAGGTCGGCACTTTCTCTGTCGCCCTTACTCCCGCGGCTCTCGGTTCCGGCCCAATCATTACCGAGCAGACTTTTGTCGGGACTGCTGCGACCGCAAGCACGACCCAATACTATCCGGCAATAGGTCTGCTGACGACTGACCGTATAGAGGTCCGGTCCTCGGCTGCGCAAACGGCCACTACCAGCATCGTCCATGCGCGAGTCTCTGCTGCCGATACCCTGGCGATTTCGTTCTTCGGCACCACCGGGACTCCTACCCCGGTAGCCGGAACCACGGCGGCACCGTATTACGTCACCGTGTTCCGCGTGCAGCCGAACTGGTCTGCGCCGGCGTCCGGCAATCAGCTTGACTGGTAAGGTGACCTCATGGCAAATACCAAAGCCATAGGGGTCGCCTTCTCGGACCAGGCCATCGTAGGCGGCTCCGTGGACAACAGTCCTATCGGGGCCACTACGCCGAACACCGTAGCGGCGACTTCACTTACGGCATCCGGGACTGCCGCGATTACCGGTGCCGTCACGGCGCCATCGGTCGCCCCGATATCCGCGACGTTTCTGCCGGTTGCAAACTCGGTGGACACGCACCCTGCTCCTGCCGCAATTAACGCGACGGCTGCAGCGACTGCGGCGCAGGTGGCGACTGGCTACATCACCTCGACCTCTGCTGCGGCTACGACCATCACACTACCTACTGGCACGCTGCTGGGCGCTGCGCTGGGAGCGGGTCAAGGCACGGTCCACAACCTCTACATCGACAATACAGCCGGGGCCAATACCGTCACCATCGCCGTTGCGGTGAACGGCATCCTGTCTGCGGCTGCTGCGGCTGGTTCTGCTGCTGGCGCAGGCCTTCTGACCGTTCCGAGCGGAGTTACTGGCCAAGCGTGCTTCACGTTGATGTTTTCCAGCGCAACGGCGTACACCTTCACGCGAACCGCGTAATCACTGAGGGGTCTGTATGAGCGCATTCCGTCCAACAGGGCCGATCCTCAGTTTTACCGGCGCGAATACCGTCCCGACTTCGGTCCAGGCGGTATCGCTCAACAATACAGTCGACCAGCAGGTCTGCGTGACAAATATTGACGCAACCGATGACGTAGTTATTGGCTGGGGGGCGACTGACGCGGCGGCGAAACTCAATGCTGCCGTTGCTAACCTGTCTCAATCATGCTTCTGGCTGATGGCGCGAAGCCAAGTCATTTTAGGCATTCCGTCCGGGTCATACATTACCGGAATAACGCCGACAGGGAGTGCTACGGCCATCATAGAAGTCCAGGCCGGCGAAGTGCAGCGATGACCTATGCCAACAATGCCCAATGTCGTCGGCTTGGAGTATGAAGCCGCTTTAGCCTCGATGGTCACAGCGGGGGTGCGCGTTATCCCCCTCGGCTATTTTCAGGCTGATCCGGTGGCATTAGTCTGGGTAAAGTCTGCTGCCAAGACAAACGTCGTCACCGATCAGTCCCCAATTTCAGGCGCAAGCGTAGCAGCTAATTCAGCGGCTACGCTGACTGTATCCGCGCCCATTGTGTCCGTCGCCTATCCTGCCGGAGGTACAAACACATGACCATCGGAACCACGACCACATTAGACGTTATAAAGGGCGCGCTCCGGAAAGTTATGGCGTACCAATCCGGAGAAACCATTGCGGCGCCTGATGCAGCGGATTGCCTTGAGACGTTTAATGATCTTCTCGGTTCGATTTCAACTGACCAGAACTTTGTATTCGGCTCTGGCGAGAATATCCTTTCGTGGACGGCCGGAAAGAATCAATACCGCGTCGGCAATCCAACTTGTTCGCTTGTCGGGTCATCGCCATTTACCGGGACACTTACGAGCGGATCGAACGTGATTACCGGAGTAACGAATATCCCGGCGAATCTCGTTGCTGGCGCTGCTGCGGCCTATGCAGTGGGATCTGGCTCTATCCTGACCGATACGCAAGGACTGCTTCCTACTGACACAACCGTTACAGCTATTGGCACGACCACGGTAACGGTTTCAGCTAACGCAACCGGTAATTCAAATGGGGCTGACAGCTTCGTCTATACGGTGCCCGGTGACTTCCCGATTCAGCGACCTTTGCGCATCACGCACGGCTTCACGCGATTCAACAATTTGGATTTCACGCTTGATGTGTGCCAGACGGAATCGCAATATACGTCGATTCTTTTCAAGGCGCAGCCGGGTCCGTGGCCGACAGTAGCCTGGTACAACGATCAATTCCCCTATGGAGTGTTGAACGTCTATCAGACGCCTAGCAACGGTGCCGCGCTGCACCTTTTCACGGATACCATTCTTGACAACATGACGCTGAATCAGGTTTTAGTCATGCCGCAGGGGTACTCAAGAATGTTGAAATTACTGCTTATGCGCGACATCTCGATTGAGTACGGGATACAGCTTTCGCCATTGGCGATTAAGTTGGCCCAAGAGGCCGTCGATTTCATCAAGGCACTTAATGCGCAACCGGCGGCGGTATCTCGGTATGACCGTCAACTCACGCGAGGCAATAGGGCAAACGCTGGCTGGATTCTCACCGGAGGCATGTAGCCGATGGCTGCCGGGCTAAATCCGTCCCTTCCTGGATCGTCCGCGCTCCAACTCTTTGGCGACTTCGGCTTTGTCGGCGGCGAGGACGTTGCGCCGAATCCGACACAGAACAGGCAGATATGCCTGAACTTCTATGCGGAAATCGACCCTCAGAACGCAAAGGAAGTAGTCGCGCTGCTAGGCTGTCCGGGACTTATCACGCTTGCAACCGCTCCCGGCGGCGGAAAGATTTGGGATGATCCAACGACATGGCCGACGCCTTACTCTGGGCCGAATCTTCCTGTCCGTGGATGTTGGGTACTTCCCGGCTGGAAGACGGCCTTGGCGGTCATCGGAAATACCTGCTATCTGGTTAGCTCAGGAATGGCGCTAACGGCCGTAGGGACGCTCTCAACGGCTTCCGGCCCTGTCTGCATCCGAGACAACAACATCGGCGGCTACGCGGTGCTTGTGGATGGCCCTAACGGGTATCTGTACAACATCGCAACGCAGGCATTCGCCCAGATCACTGACCCGGCTTTTCTTGGCGCTGATACCGTTGCCTATATTGACGGCTGGTGGATCTTCAATCAGCCAGGAACGCAGACCTTTTACACGAACTATCCGCAGTTCGGGACCGGGTTTGACGGTTCTTACTTCGCCTTGAAAGACGCAGCCTCCGATAATCTCATGGCGGTATTTGAGAGCAAGGAGCAGTTGTGGCTGATCGGAGAGAAAACGACCGAAGTCTGGTATGACGCCGGCGGTCAGTATTTCCCGTTTCAGAGGCTTGTCGGTACTTTGATGCAGTTCGGCACTAAAGCGACGGCTTCTGTAGCCCGGTTCGGTGCAGCTGGTAAGGACGGAATTATCATGTTTGGCCGGTCTGATCGAGGCGAGAACACGATTATTCTTACAGAAGGATTCTCGGGGACGGTGGTATCTACGCCGGCTTTTGGTAAGGAGGTTGGCACCTATGCCATTACCTCGGATGCCATTGGTTATACCTATCAAGAGGACACGCACGAATTCTACGTACTTACGTTCCCTACTGCGGACGTTACTTGGGTCTATGACGCGCAGAGCAAGCTGCTCCACAAACGCCCGTCATACGATCCATACACTCAGCAATTTCACCGCAATCGGTCGAATTGTTATATGAACTTTGCCGGGATGCGGATCGTAGGGGATTATCAATCCGGGTCACTCTATCAACTCACCCGCAACGCTTTTACAGATGCCGGCTGGCCCTTGCTTGCTAAACGCCGGTCTCCTCATATTTGGGATGAAGGGCAACGCGGGCGCGTATTTATGGCGAGCCTGCAAATCGACTTTACGCCAGGGGTTGGCAACGCTAGCGGACTTGGTTCCGATCCACAGTGCGCGCTTACCATCTCTAGGGACGGAGGGCAGACATTCGGGATGCGATGGGATGCGCCAATAGGGAAGATCGGGGAAACCAAGAATCGCACGATGTGGCGAAAGCTCGGATTCGCACGCGATACCGTAGTAGATATTGAAGTCATTGATCCGGTACGACGTGACATTGTTGGCGTCACCCTGAAAGCATTTAGCGCGGCATGAGCAACGCAGGTAGCCTGCCTCAAATAATACCGCCGCAGACCGCCTCCCTCGGGAAGGCTGACGCGGAAGGAAATGTCACCATAGACATAACGTGGTATCTCCTGCTGTACAACCTCACCACCCAGGTTCTGAATGCGGCCAACGGGTCTCTGACGATAACGCCGATTGATCTGCTGTTGCTTGACGGCGCTGATATAGCCGAGACCACGGAAACGGAATCAACCGGAAACGGAGTCGATACTGTCGACATTGACGCGCTTGGCGCGGATGTTGCCCAACTTCAGCCGGGACAGCGGGATGTAGATTCGACTGATATTGACGCAGCCGCTGCTGACGCCGCCCAACTTCTGTCGATGCTGCAAATGGTGCAAGCGCTAATTGCGGATATTATAGACAGTGCATCGCCAGGGATTCCTGGGAACGTTGCTGGTCCTGCTAGTGCAGTCAGTGGCAACGTCGCGCTGTTTGATGGAACTACGGGTAAGCTACTCAAGGATGGCGGCACGCTTGGAACTGCGGCTTTCACAGCATCCAGTGCGTATCTTGCCAGTGGTGGAACTGCGGCTAATTCTTCGCAATTGCTAGGCGCTACTTGGTCCACGCCAGGCTCTATTGGCTCAGGCACACCAGCCGCAGGAGCCTTCACGACACTGGCCGGAACCCTCTCCACCGCAGCCCAGCCGAATGTGACGAGCGTGGGGAGTACTGGACTAACTGTTGGGGGTGGTGCGGTATCTACTCAGATATTCATTGACACCTCCGCAGGGCATAAAGGTTATTGGTATGCCGACGCAACGTCTATGCAATTCGGGGCACAAACGGGGATTCCAATAGACTTTTTAACAACTAACACAGCCCGTTTATCTATTGCGGCCAACGGTGCCATAACGACTAATGGAAACTCCCTCACCGCAGGCGCGATCAGCGGGACGACTACCATCAAAACCGGGGGCTACACAGTGGCAACCCTTCCTGCGGGAGTTGTCGGAATGCGCGCCTATGTTACCGATGCGGTAGCGCCGACGTTTCTAGGCGTTCTCGTCGGCGGCGGGACAGTGACTACTCCGGTTTTCTACAACGGGAGTTCCTGGGTATCTGACTAGGTATCACTCACCCGTATTGCGCCCACGTAGCGCGGATATATAATAGCCACACGTCGTTTAGGCGAGTGCAAATCAACCCTTTCGGGAGCATTCGCTGATGACGACAATCACCCTTACCCAACTCGTAGCGCCCGCACAGCTCGCCGGCACTGACGCAGCCGCAGTCTATACCGCCCCCGCCCTTACAGCCGCCAAGATCGGCCGCGCCGTATTCACCAATACCACGGCTGGCCCTGTAACGATCACGGCTGGCATTACGACCGGCGGCGCTCTCGCTGCTGCGACTACCCTGATTTCAGCGATGACGCTCGCGGCGGGACAGTCCTATGTTTCGCCTGAACTGGCCGGCGCGATTATTCCCGCGGCCTCCGCGCTACGCGCCTATGCGAGTGCGGCGACTTCGATCACCTTCACCATGTCCGGGCTGATTATCCAATGAACGTGAGCGATCACGAAACCGCGAGGCGCATTGCGTGGGACTGCTATTTTGCCGGCATCGTTTCGATCAGCCGTCACCCAGGATCGGGTAAGGACATTGGTTATGGGCCAGATCATCAACGCACGGTCCCTGAATGCGCAGAGATTGCGGACACCATGCTAGCCGAACGCGACAAGCGATTCAAGGAGCCGCAATAATGCCTTTCTGGGTCGCTGGTGCAATACTAGGGTCTAGCCTGCTAAGTTCAAGCGCTTCTGAGTCTGCTGCGAACACACAAGCTAGTGGACAAGAAGCTGCTGCTAATGTGCAGCAGAACATGTTCAACACGATCACGGCCAACGAACAGCCGTTCATGTCAGCCGGGAAAGACGCTACTCAGACCTTAAGCCAATTGCTCGGGACAGCCCCAGGAACACCGAGTTCGGGCGGCGCAAATGGCTCTCTTACTCAGCCATTTAATCCAAGTCAGTCCCAACTGGATAATTATCCCGGCTACCAGTTCGCGCTGAAAACGGGCGGCCAGGCAATCCGGAACGCTGACACTCCCGGAGTCGGAGCGCTATCCGGTCCCGCGCTGAAAGACCTGACCGCTTTCAACGTAGGGGAGGCGAGCCAGAACTATCAGAACTATTTCAACAACACACAGTCGCAGCAAAACAATATCTTTGCGCGACTCTATGATATCGCTGGCCTGGGCCAGAACGCTGCAAGCAATGTTGGCACGTCAGGTACGCAACTCGGCACCGGCATTGCGCAAGCCACAGCAGCAGCAGCGGGATCGCAAGCGGCTGGCACCGTGGGCGCAGCAAATGCGCTTTCTGGCTCGGCTGTTCCACTGGCTTACCTTATGTCTGGGAATAGTTCCGGGAACTACGGCGGTAACTACATTTCGCCTTCTGATTTGTCCAAGCAAAGCAACATCGCGGCAAGTAACATCGCCTCCGGCGCGGCGGGGATCTAGTGGACTTCGGCGCACCCGTAGCCGCGGGAGTCAATACTGACCCGACTCGTGGGCTGAAAACAATCTCGGACCTGATGGGCCTGCAACAGCAGGGGCAGACCATTCAGTCAAACACGCAGAAGCTAACGACTGGCGGGATAGAGGTTCAGAAAGCCCAACAAGCGAACGAGGAACGCCTAAACCTGCAAAACTTCACGCAAGACCCGACAAACTGGCAGACGAACGGCCAGATTGACATGGGCAAGATCAATGGGATGGTGCCGAAGATCGCCCCTTATACCGGCGCGGACTACATTCAGAAACTGTCCACGCTTTCGAATGCGCAGACGCAGGCGGCTTCCTCGAGGCAGAGCCTGACTCAAGCGCAGCGGAATATCGTCGCTGGGCCGATTGGTGTGCTTGGGCGCGCTGGCGTAACTGACCCGGCGGCATACGCTGCAGAACTGGACAAGGTGCAGCAGACGAACCCGGACAATCCAGACCTCGGGAAGATGGTAGGCGCCTATAAAACGATGCTCGGCGCAATGCCTCCCGGGCCTCATGTAGCGGCCGGCGCGGTCAAACTGTCGCAATCGCTAATGACGCCGGAACAGCAGCAAGCGAGCTTGTCGCCTACCGCAACCACGGTCGGACTCGGCGGCCAGGTCTCCCCGGCGATCGTCACGCCGGCAGTTGGCGGAAACGCGCCAAGCGTGCAGATCGGGAATCTCGCGCCGAACGCGGCGGCGAGCACTACTATTGCCCCGAGCGAGAAGCAGACCTTGGGCACGGACGTTCTTGGACGCCCCGCGATGTTCAACAAGGACCAAAGCGGCAATCTGTCCATCAGCGCGCCGCCAGGCGCTCCGTATAAGCCGATGATGCAACTGCCTGCAGGCGAGACGCCGCAGACCGTTCCTGAAGTGCTGAAAATGCGCTCGGACGCAAACAACCTCGCCGCCCAAGCCCCTGCGCAGCATTTCGCCAACGATCAGATATTGAAGCTGAGCCCGGAAGCCTTTACCGGGACCGGCGGCGGTCAGCTTGCGAAGGTGCTCGGTTCGGTCGGGATCCAATCTACGAACAATGTCTCGGCGGATACCGCCCAACTCAAGCACTTCGTCTCGCTGCAGATCGAGCAGAACGCCGCGGCGCAGGGGGCGAACACGGACGCAGCAAGAAGCCTGGCAGCGCAGGCCGTGCTGCCTACCGACTCCCCGGAAAAGGCCATCAAGAACATCACCAAGGTCAATGACGGCTATGTGACCGGAAACGAGCTCTACAGCCAGGGCATGAATGCGGCCATCAACAACCCGAACAATCAGAAAGACGTATTCGCCGCGCGCGACTTCCGCAACGCCTGGGCCAAGTCCTTCGATCCCCGGATTGCCATGCTTGAGAACGCGCAGAAGACCGGCGACACGGAAACCATAAACCGGGTGCTTGGGCAGCCGAATACGCCGGCCAGGACCGCGCTGACGAAGGAGTTGAGGGCCAAGGCGCTTACCTTGCAGCGGCTCGCGCAGGGGCAGCTGTAATGGCCCTGGAAGCCGCCCTGTCGGTGCTTGGAGGCGATCCGAGCCAGGAACAAGCTGCGCCCACTTCTGCGCCCGCGCAGACCCCGGCTCCGCTTGCGCCGTCAAAGTTTGATTCTGTTTTTGCAAACGCAGGAAAGCAATATGGCGTCGACCCGCAGGACCTGAAGCGGCTGGCAATCACAGAATCTTCACTCAATCCGAACGCCATCAATCAGCACGACAGCAACGGTGGTTCTTTCGGTTTGATGCAGATCAACGGGCAACACTTGGCGGGGATGGGCGCGACTCCGCAAAGCATTCTTGATCCGCAAACCAACGTCAACGCTGGCGCTCAGATATGGGCCAACGCGCTGCAACAGGCTGGCGGCGACAAGGTGAAAGCGGTCCAAATCTACAAAGGGGCAACGACTCCGCAAGGGCAGCAGGCGGTCTCGAAAGCGGCGAATTTCATTGCCGGACCTGCCGTGCCGAAACAGGCCTCGAACGAGCCGCTGCCGTTTTCCAATGCGCTTACTGCTCTTTCCGGCCCTGAGAGCCAGCCGAGCCTAGCGGACCAGATACCTGGACAGGCGCGCGCGCCGGCGCAGGAAGCGCCTGTTTCTACCTACGACCGTCTGGTTAAAGGCCCGATTCAGGCAGGCGCAGCATTGGCAACAGGAGCCGTCGCGCAGCCGTTGGGCGCTTTGGCCGGCTTGTGGCATGGACTGACCAGCGGCAAGTACGGTACAGCTCAGGGCGCGCAGGACGCCGCACAGCACGCGCAGGACGTAGCCGAGAGCCTTACCTATCAGCCAAGGTCTCAAGCGGGCCAGGAGGCGCTAGGAACTGTTGCGAATGCCATTGACGCATCGAAGGTGGCCGGCATGGGTCCAACTGAGGCGATCACCCTCAGCGGTGCGGCTGCGATGCCTTTGGGGAGCAAATGGATAGGGGCTGGCACAAAAGCAGCGGCTCCTGCGGCTGAAGCGCCTGTGGCCGGTCAGATGGCGAGCGTCGGCGCAGCTGGCGCGAAACCGGCTGATATTGCGATGGCGTCTGTTGCCAACTCAAGCCCGGAATTACAGGCGACGGTGGCAAAAACGGTACAGGGTCTAAAGCCGGGGCAGATGATAAATCAGCAAGTTCTGGACAGGGCTGTGGCTGCTGATGCTGTTGGTACAAAACTGCTAAAGGGGCAACTCACTCAAGACCCGGAAATTCTGAGCAACGAGATCAACAACAGGCTCAGATTCCCCAAGATCATGGCTCAATTGAACAAGCAGAATCAGGATTTGATCGACCATGCCAATACGATCAGGGAAGGCGCGGCCCCTGATGTTTATGAAACGTCCAAACCCGCTGTCGGACAAATTCCGATTGACGCCTACAAAACGCTACACGCCAGCGAGCAGGGAGTCATAGATCAGAAGTGGAATGCAATCCGCGCCCAAGCTGGAGACGAACCGATATTTGACGCAGGCAAGATGCTACAGGACGCACAGGCGGCGCTCAAGGCGAAGAAGCTGACCACGTTTGATCCGGGCGGTCAGGTTTCCGAGTTAGTCGACGATGCGCGTCGCGGCGGCTTGACCGCTGATGGGTACGTCAACTGGCGCATGAATCTTGGTCGCGAAGCAATGGCCGGCGGAAACAACGGCAAAGCAGCGTCTGCGATTATTGAAGCAACGAATAAGTCCGACCTTCTGCCAAGCGCGGCCCAATATCGTGACTCGGTAAATGACGCTTTGGCGGCAGGCCGCGCATTGCATACCAAAATAGAAAACGATCCGGCATACGCTGCGGTCGTAAATGGGAGCGCGGTTCCAGATACATTCATTGACAAATACGTGGTCAGAGCGCCAATGCAAGACGTTCAGACTATGCACGCGAATCTAGCCGACACTCCGGCCGCTCAACAATCTCTTGCTGCCGGCCTAGTGGATCACTTGAAAGGTGTAGCGAAGATAAAGCCAACGAAAGAAGGAGACGCGGGGAACTTCGCTCAAGACAGCTTCAATACGGCGCTTGAGAAACTGCGCCCGAAACTAGGCGTTGTATTACCAGCTGAGCAACAGCAGCAAATGGATAATCTTGGCTACGTTGCAAAATTAGTGAAGGGGCAGCCAGCCGGATCGGCGGTCAACAATTCCAATACAGCGGTCGTGCAGATGGGCGAAGCCGCGAAAAAGGGAATAGAAGGCGCGGTCAATTATGCCGCGCACGGTTTACCTGTCGGGACATATGGCAGAAAGATACTTAGCAATATCTCAGACTGGCGAGCAACAAAAGATACGCTTAATCCTAGCCCAAAAGTATTTCTAAGGAATCTGATGAAATGAGCCTATTTCACGAGATGCAGGTTTGCGCTTTTGCGCTTGTGCGGGACTTCCTGCGGCGCATCACAAACTATGGACTCGGAAATGACTTGATCGTAATCCTTGATGACATATTCATCGCTCTCGGAAGATGCGAACTTTCCGAAAAGGCTTTCTCGCAGCTTCAAGAGAAAAATGAGTATCAGGTAATCAATGCCCATAAGGACATCATAGCATGACTGCAATCGTCGGTTCTTCGCCGCCCACTATTCTGCAATTCTTCGACAATCGCGGAGAGCCAGCGGCCGGCGGCAGCGTGCTCACCCAGGTCGGCGGAAACAACTATGCGACCTATCAGGATGCGGCCGGCAACACCGCATTGCCCAATCCGATCCCGCTGAATTCTCGCGGCGAAATATCGAATGCGTCCGGCGTGTCGTGCCAGCTATTCCTGGTCTATGGCGCAG